GTTTCAAAGGAATTCAATAACTTTTTTTCTTCTTCTGTCATCACTACACCAAAATTGTACACAAAAATACGATTAACTCTGATATTACAAAAACTTTTCGGGAGAAAATGTTCTTTTTCGTCTAAATTAGCTATGAACGGAGGGGAAAGTAGAGTCTTTAATAGAATGTAAGTGTCGATTGCTTTTATAATATAAGATATGTACAAGAATATGTTTTAATTATATTTTTAAACAATACTCCTCATAATACGTGCCATTCTTATTATAGTTTGGTCAATTTTGTGACTTTCTCTCTAATGTCAAATCTTGATCGGATAGATTCCTCTTAATCATTAATATTCGTACTACTTTTATTAAATAATCTATACATGTGTGGATTGGCGGAGTAAAAGCTAATCTAATGGCAGAATGTGATGAGTGAAATGTAATATTAAAAAATAGAAATGATAGAATTATGGCAAACAATGAAAAAGTATGGACAATAGCGAGAAACGCAGCATTTCGGGTCGATTTTATAACAAATGGAAGGGAATTGCATTTATACACGACTGTGATTTATTCAGCTATGATGTGGGGGTGGGGCAAACGCATTGAGGAGAAAGAAAAAGAAGCCTTGCAAAATGACAAATTAATGAAATAATAACACCAAAAACTAATGCAATGATGGATAAAATTTTGGGAATTAGAGAATTGATATCTGTACATACACAGATATCTGAATTAGAGAGAAAAGAAGCAGAGCTGGCTACTCCAATGCTTACTGACTTGGAATATATTCCGCAAATCTTCGAATGGTTCTGTGAATTATCTGGTTATAATGGAGATGGAGGTAAGCTTAATACTGATAAAAAAATGCAGTTTCTGATTATCATTATTTTCTTTTATTCCCCTATTAGCTTGACCGGACATAGAATACCAAATGGCATTCGGGATATATTGACGGAATTATTCGGATATAAGTCCAAGTCCGCAGTGTCCAATCTTTTAAAGAATCTGGTATCCACTTATGATAATTACAGAGTATTTAAAGAAGAGGTAGATCTTATTTATGCTAGTATATGGAAGCAGTTAGAAGGTCGAGGAATGTTGCCTTACATTCCTATTTTATGACTTTCGTTGAGATGTCACAGTTAGGAGAACTGAAAATAGTACAGTTGTCAATAATGGCAGTACTTTTACCAACGAATTAGAAAACAAGGTTTCTGCAGAAACTGCAAAAAAGAAAAGATCAAAAGCTAGCTTTTTTATATATAATTTATTTAATTAAAAATTTAAACAATTTGAATTATGGCACAATTATCTTGGGGAAAACCCACCATTGAGTTTGGAAAATGTGGAGCTAACGGAGCTGCACCTACAACATGGACAAAACTTGCGTATGACCCAGTAGAAAGTTCAACCAAACTTACTCCTACTAAAGGCGAAAAGAAAGAAGCTAAAGTAGAAGGAGGCGAAAATGAAGCTGTTAAGTATGCAAGAAATACTTATGCGTTTGAGTTTGAAATCCGTGCTGCAAAGGATCGTGAGAAACCGATTGAAGATTCAGATGGAGTAGTTGAGGGCGAATATGCTTTCCGTCTTACTCCTGAAGATACCACTTGCGAAGGTATCTTGATTGAGCGCTCCGTGGTTTCTCTTGAGGAATCTTATGACACTGCCGAAGGTAAGAAATGGAAATACACTGTAGACGTGTTGAAACCGGCATCGGGCAACCAGGTGAAACCGTATCTTGCACCTGCGGTGTAATGAACTGATTCTCTAACCTTGAGGGTGTGTCTTCATGATGCACCCTCTTTTTTATCAATAACGCTATGAATATCAATAAAGAAATCGAAATCAGCATCTCTGATGCTATTATCGAGAAGCCTATCCGCTTTAGTGTAGGTAAGTATTCTTTTAGTCTTTACCCATCTACATTGGGCAGGATGCAGATCCTTAAGAATCTCTACCTTGCCATGAATATCAATACGAAGCTATTGTCACTCAATCCGTTTGCTGAAGCTCTGAGAGTTTGTCGGTATAAACAGGAAACCGTCTGTCAAATTATCGCCTACTCTACCTTCAATGAGAAAAGGGATGTCATGGATTTTAAGAAAGTTTCTCAGCGTGCCATTTTTTTTAGAAAGAAAGTGTCTGTTAATGACTTAGCTACCCTGTTGACTGTCATTCTCTCTGCCGATAAGGTGGAGGAATTTGTTCATTATTTCGGTCTTGATGCCGACCGCAAGTTGAAGGCGCAAATCAACCATATCAAAGGTGAGGGGCATAGTGTTACCTTTGGTGGAAAAAGTATTTATGGCTTGTTAATAGACTTCGCCTGTCAGCGCTATGGGTGGACGATGGATTACGTGTTGTGGAGTATTAGCTATGTTAACTTGAGCTTGTTATTGGCAGACGCTATCACGACAGTGTATCTAAGTGACGATGAACGCAAGAAATTGGGTAGGGGAGATGGGGAAGTGATCAATGCGGATGATCCTGCGAACCGAGACTTGGTACGGAGGATGATTAGTGAATAATAATTTAAAAATAAGAAGTATTATGGCAAATTTAAATTTTAAAATAGAAGGTAATAGTGAATCCTTTATCAAGGAAACGGAACAGATAGATTCGTCTATACGTACACTTGCAACAGATATAGAGAAACAAGAACAAAAAACTAGTGAATCATTTAAGACAATAACTGCTAGTTTTGCTTCCATAGGGATTATTGCCGGTTTGGGCTGGTCGGGAGTTTTTCGTGGCATAAAGACAGCGGTTAGTAAAGCTATTCCCGTTTTGGGTACTATTTCTACGTTAGCAGATATTTATTCCCTCATAACGTCTCTCACCAAAGCACAGCGAGGAGAGCAGAATAAATTGAACGACAGTATGGATGTTTTTAATAGAATTGTACAGAATCATGCTGCCCAGCCGATAGCTACCATCGAGCAGTTGTCTACTGAGTTTCAATCGCTGGGTGACAATATGGACGCTCAGCGACAATTCATTGTCAAGAATAAAAAGGCTTTCGATGAATTGGGAGTGTCTATCCGTAATGGGTATGATGCTCAACAGTTGTTAGTTGACAATAAAGACACGTTTATTGCAGCTCAAATTGCTAAAGCGACCTCTTTGGCCTACCAAGATAAGAGGAAGGAAGTAGCAGCTAGATTAGTGGGTGCATCTATGGCAGTTGCCAGAAAAGAGAAAGATGATGCTGTAGATGTAGAATACAAGGCACCTATAGGGGGGGAAGGTTATTATATTATGAAAGCCAACGAAAGCCTCAAGAATTTCCGTAATGCTATGTACGTATTTTCTAAGGAACAGGTTGAAGCATCGAAGAAAGAAATGGAAGAACTGATGTTGCTAAGTTTACAAAGTGAAAAGGAGGCGTCGGATCTGATGGCAGGGTTGGGCGTCGCTCCGAAAGTACCTCAACCTCGAACTGCCAATGCCCGGCAAATGGCTGTCACTCATCAAAAAGAGCAGCAAACGTTGATATCCGAGAAAGAGGAAACTGAACGACAGGGGAAAGCCAATATCGAATCTGAAAAACAAGCCATGATCGAGTATTTGAAAATCTATGGCACGTATCAGCAGCAGAAATTGGCTATGGCTCAAGACTATGCGGAAAAGATAAGAAAAGCAACAGCGGAACATGGAGCAGAAAGCCCGGAAGTGAAAACACTTGAGCGACAACGTCAGAAATCGACTGCCCAACATGAAACGGCAGCAATGCAAGCCAATATTGACTGGGTGACTGTTTTTAGTGAGTTTGGCGGTATAGCGAGCAGCTATATTCAACCGGAGTTGGACAAGGCTAGAGCCTATACGCAAACTAAAGAGTTTACGAATACGAATGTTGAGGCTCAAACTGCATTTTTAAGTTCTATTGAAAAGATGGAAAGTATCTTAGGTGAACCTGGAGGGAACAGTTTTAAGAAACTGGGACAGGATGTTCAGATATATCAGGATTCGCTTCGTGCACTCAACGAGGCCAAAGCAGAAGAGGCGGTAGCTATTGAAAAACTCGTCAAAGCGCAAGAGGATTATGAGCAAGCGCTAAAGAAAGGTAGCCAAGCAGAACAGGATGCTGCCAAAGAAACTCTAAACGCAGCGAAGAGAAATGCTGATGAGGCATCGAATCATGTACAAGAGCAGACAAGTGTCGTCACGCAGAACAATCAAAGTTTATCCGAAACTGCCACGAATCTCAAAAAGAATATGGATAATGTTGTTCAAGGACTATCCAAATTGTCTTCCGGTAGTTTGAGTGGTGCGTATAGTGGGATTATTCAGGCGTCTAATGGGATGAAGGACGCGATAGGAAAAACGTCTGAAAATTTGAGAGAAGTTCCTATTATTGGATGGATTTTGTCTATCATTGATGTGCTTAAAGATGGTTTGAGCAATTTGGTAGGCGGACTGCTGGATGCAGTGTTCAATGCCATTTCCGGTATTCTTGATGATGTACTGTCGGGAGACTTGTTCGTCACTATTGGAGAATCTCTTCTCTCGGGGATTAGTAAAATATTTGATGCTATTTCTTTCGGCGGGTTTAGTTCTTTGATGGATTCTATTAATGGTAGCAATGCCAAGGAAGTGCAACAGGCGATTGATAAGTTGACGGATCGGAATGAAATATTGGGAAAATCGATAGATCGACTGACTACGGTGATGGATGACGCGGCTGGAGGAGAAGTGATAAATGCTTACAAAGATGCAAAAGCTTATCAAGAAGAACAAAATGACAATATGCGTCAGATAGCGAAGGAGCAAGCGAGGTATAGCAGTAGCCACCATAGTTGGAACTACTATATGGAATGGACTGAGGAGCAGTTGGACTGGGCACGTAAGAATGTAGATGGTAATTTTTCGGGTACAGAATCTTTATGGGACTTAAGCCCCGAAGATATGAACCTTCTTTTGAGTAATGCCAGTATCTATGAGCAGATTAAAAGTGCAGGAAAGGGAGGTTATGGTGAGCGTGTGATGGAAAAGTTGGAAGACTTTGCTGATCAAGCAGGAAAGTTAGATGAACTTACAGACAAGATCCATACATCCCTCATGCAGATGTCATTTGATTCTCTCCGGGATAGTTTCCTCAATTCTTTGATGGATATGGATAAGGATGCCAAGGGGTTCTCTGAAGATTTTGCTGGATATATGCAACGGGCGTTGCTCAATTTTGAAATTGGTGATCTTCTTAATGATAAATTAGACGGTTGGTATAATGGAATAGCAAAGGATATTCAAGACCAAGAAGGTAAATTGAGAGAAGAACAAATAGAACAATATCGTTCTGCTTGGGAAGGATATGTGCAAGAAGGGATCAGTATTCGGGATGGAATTGCAGAAATAACCGGATATGGAAATGCAGGGGAGAGTTCTGGTCAGCAAGGTACGAATGGAGGATTTCAAACAATGTCTCAAGACACTGGTAGTGAACTTAATGGTCGTTTCACTGCTTTGCAAATATCGAATGAGGAGATTAAGAATTCCATGCAGTTTGCTTTGGGAAGTTTATCAGTTTTGTGTACCGCTACTTCCGATGGCAACTTTATCTTATCGGACATGCGGAATCTGGCGGTAATTTCCAATGGACATTTGGAAGATATTGCTAAATATACGAAAGTGATTCAAGGCTTTGGGGAAAAATTGGATAATATAGATCGGAATACAAAAAAACTGTAACCTTCTATTCTTTATTACAAAAATCTCAACTTTAGTAGTTTACTTGCTAAAGTTGGGATTTTTTTTCAATTGTGGCATCTTCCTTGCAATCATTTACAAGAGAATAAACTATTCTTTTTTGTAACGAATGGAAGCTTCGCCTCCACTGTATTCGTTGCTTGGTATTCCTGAACTTTGAGGGACTATGCGTAGATATTTGTCTTCCATCCATATAGCTTGTTTTCTTCCATAAGTATACATATCAGTTGTAATAATAAGAAATAGTTCACATTTTGTTGTGTTTTTGGCATAATCTTCGTTTTTTAGAATAGAATATGTACCTTCACGCGTAATTTTAGGTGTATATATATCTGTAAAAGTCCCATCGGAATTAAATATATACTCTTGATCCCAAGCGCCATAAGGAATAGCTTCCCATTCGCCACTCCATTTTCTGTCGAAGCGTTGCGCTCCTTTCCAATGCCCTATGATATCCTTCTTCATAGCCTGGTACATCTCTTCTTGATGTGCGAGTGCCTTTTCCTCATCGGTTAGTTTTGATTCGTCATTTTTAGAGCAGGCTGTGAATAACATGGTGAATGTTATTGCTACGAGAAATAAAAGATTTTTCATATTTTATAGTCTTTAGTTGTTTATTGTTTGTTGGATGCAAATGTACGGAATATTATTAAGATAGCAAGAAATCTAAGGGTAAATATATATTTTTTTGTTTATACACAGAATGCTGTAAAGCCATCTCTTCTTGTGTATATTTAAAGAAAGAATTCAATTAGATTGTTGCTTTCTGATTATATAATTGAGTAATATTAGTAAAACTATTTCGTAATTAGTTTCAACCCTATTTGAAACACTTCGTTTCTCACCGAGAAACAAAGTGTTTCCAGTAGTGAAACGAAGTGTTTCACACCGAGAAACTAATAGTTTCATACGGTGAAACTATTTTTGAAACTAATCGCTGTAGGTGAAGAGGCGGTGAGCTTGTTGCCTTCACCCGCAAACTCTTTATTCATCGAAGATACAGAGAAAAGGTGAAAGAGGAAGTGGAAAGATTGAAAATAAATATCCAGTGGCAAATTTTATTCGATTCTGTAATGATTCTGTACTGTATTAGAAATGTATATACTCACTGTATCGGATATGGAATGGAAGATGGCAATATATCTTACAAGGAAGTCTTGTTCCGGTGCTACACCGGCAAATAAAGCAATACGGCATCACTGACTTTTGATACCGTTTGTAGGATATATAGATCCAACGTATAGAACATATAGATCCAACGTACTGGGTATATAGATCCAACGTATTGGGTATATAGTTCCAATAGTTCAAGTATTAGTGCTTGACAACTAGGATATTAACTCCTTGATAGTAGATTTTGTATAAGTATATCCGGATTAGCTATAATGATATTGGTTTTAGTTCAAGGGATGTTTTACAAAGACAAGGTGAAACCGATAATGTTCTGTTTCACCTGCATTTCCCCCTTGCTTTCACCCGCTATTGCTTTATTCATCGGTATTTCGAGAATTAGGTGGAATTGATGAACCGCATTATATTATAGTTACATTTTTGATGCCTAATTTATAAGGAAGGTAAGTTGCACAGTATTTCGTTGCCGAATGATTCCATGATTCTTCTATTTTATCAAATTCGTGACTCTAACGTAAGTGTCACGGATTCAAAGAAAGCTTTTCTTTTGAGTATTGCCTTTGATTCTATCTTTGCTCTCATTAAAACTTAAAAACGGAATATAAGTATGAAAGACGAATTGTACATTAATGGAAAAGATGCCTATACCACATGGGGCATTAGTATGGACAGCACTTCTCTGTCCTTTCTCATGACTCCTTCAGCCAATAAGGCATATTTAGAGAATGAGAGCCGTTTGGATCACGGTAAGCGGGTGACGGTGACCAACCCGGTGATGGACACTCGTGATCTGACGTTACAACTACATCTGACGGCCGACACGGAAGAGCAATTTTTCCAACGTTACCGTAGCTTCTGCGAGGAACTGACTAAGGGAAGGCTGGAGATAGCAACAAAGTATCAACCGGACTTGGTTTACAGAACCATTTATCTGTCGTGTAGCCAATTCAGCCAGTTTATGCGTGGTATTGGCAAGTTTACTCTTAAACTGAATGAACCCAACCCAAATGATAGAGCAGTATGACAGTAGATATTAAAGATGCCACCGGAAATATTCGCTTTTCTACTCCCATAAACAAGGGATCAAAGCGTAAATTCACGTTGATGCAAGAAGACTATATAACTTTAAAGTTTTCTTTGGAACATCCTGTTTATTTCAACTTAGGAGACGGAATAGATAATGAGCTAGGTATATTTGAGCTTATAGATCTTTATAAACCTGTTTATAATACTACTACAGGTGGTTATGATTACGAGCTTCGTTTAGATGCTTATTATTGGAAATGGAAGAACAAGAAGTTTTTCTATACTCCGGAGAATGCAGGAAGAGAAGCTGGATGGAATCTGACAGCTACTCTTGAAACTCATTTAAAAGTCTTTATTGACAACTTGAATGTTCTTGGTTATAAATTTAGGAACCAAGAGTTTATTTTTAAAATAGACGATACGGTGGGACAATCTTCTAAACTCGTATCCTATAATAATACGAATCTAATTGATGCTCTTACTCAAATGGCTGAAACATGGGAATGCGAATGGTGGATAGAAGACAAATTCATTTGTTTCGGACGTTGTGAATATAGTTCTCCGGTAGATTTCAAAGCCGGTGATTTGCAGGATACCGAGAATGTGAACGTCAACTCCATGCAAAGAAGTGACAGCCAAACAACGTATGCGACTCGTATTTATCCTTTTGGCTCTACCCGTAATATACCTGCTAGCTACCGGAAAAGTCTTATCTTTGACGTGAAAGAAATCGAAGGAAGAGACATCCTTGATACTGCAAGGCCATTGAGTAATAAATATTTCCCGATTTCTACACAGACTGAAGGTGGCCTTAACCCTATTTTTTCAAATGCTATGTATAACTTTCCACAAAGTCAGTCCATTGCATCAGTCACTACCAAAAGGAAGATAGATTCTTTGTCAGGAGGGAGATACAAAATAAAAGTCGACGGTTTTTCTTGTGAATTTTTGGGCGGTGACAGGACTGATGGTTTAAAGGATTTTATAAAATTGAGAGTGTGGCTTACGTATGATACAGGAGGAGTTACAAAGCAGGTGGATATTTTCTCCGAAGAGAAAAATATTCCTCAAATTCCGGCTGGTACAGGTGTTTATTTAGATATCCCGAGTAAAGTAGTTGAATTTACGCTACCCGATGATTGTCAGAATATAACTATCGCTTCTGAGTGGAGCACAAAGCGAGTGCGCACTACTGATACTTATAATGTTGGAATGTTCACTCATGGTTACAATCCTGCCGTAGCTTATTCTAATTCTATTATGGTAACTTTTATCTCTGGTAGTAACGCAGGGAAATCATACCAGGCTGTGTATAATGCCACTTTTATACCAGAAGAGGGTAATTCTATTCGCCTTCCGGAAGGTATATCCGCTTCTTTGGGTGATCGATACAGTATTGACAACATTATCAAAGGTAAAGTTCCCGATAACTATTTCAGTAAAGATGAGAAGGAACTTACTTTGAATGGCGTTATTCAGAAGCGTCTTATGCTTGCTGAAGGAATCTCTTATGTAGATGCTTACCGTTATACTCCCACAGGGGAACGTATTGACATCGAAGATGAACGTTACGATAATCCTGATAATGTTGAAATGTCGAAAGAAGAAGCAATCGAAGAGATTGTTGTATTCGAGGATGAATATCCGAAGTATATTGGTAGTACTACGGTGGTTCCTGATCCTACTTGGGAAAATGAAAAGGCTGATGATAAGCCAACCGGCAATAAATATCCTATCTATACCTTCAAAGATACAGGACTAAAGAACTTTACAGAAGATTTTAGGTTGAATGGTGACGAATTTCATTTGATATTCCAGACAGGTTTACTTGCTGGGATGGATTTTGTTATTAATCTCGTAAAGAGTGATGATGCCGGAACAACTTTTGAAATCGTACGCAATAAAGATTATGGTCGTTATCTCCCAGACGACGCGCTTTATCCCCAAGCTGTTCATACGGAAAAAGGAGAAGAAATTCCAGCTGATACATACATTCTTTATGGCTTTGATACAGCTTTTATCTCTGAACAGATGTTGCCGGAATCAGAGCAAGCACTTTTGGAAAAGGCTAAAGATTATGTAAAGAAATCTATGATAGATCCTTCTACCTATAATTGCGAGATGGATAGCATATACATTTATAATGAGGGTAATATCCGTACTTTTGAAATTGGTCATAAAGTAAATCTTATTAATAAAACTTATTTTGAAGAGGGACGTCAATCCCGTGTTATCGGGTTTGAATGGCCTTTGGATATTCCTTATGATCATCCTATTTATACTGTTGGCGAGACTGCTGCCTATTCTCGTTTGGGAGCAATAGAAAGTAAAGTGGATTCTCTAACTTATAAAGGACAGACATATAGTGGAATTAGTGTAAATGGAGGAGGTGGAACTAGTGTTTATATGATTGGAGTGTATGATAAAACTCTGCCATCAGATAGAAATACATTTTCCTCAAAAAGAATTATTAATGAAATTGAGGAGCGTGCATTAAGTAGAACTGATGCCGATGAGGCTGCCGGATTAATTAGTTTCTCTAAGGGATTAATTTCTGAAGAACTGATAGAAGCTAACAACGGCCTTGTTGTTCGTAAGCAAGAAATCATGGAAGTCTCTCCAATGGCTTTGGTGGAAGAAGATGATGCTTTAGTGGAAGAATTATCAGTAAGGAGTGATATTACGACTCTTGGAGAAATAACTAATGTGAGTAAAGAAGCAGATGAAATATCGGAAACAAATGATTTGATAGTACGTCTTTCTGGAGCTTCAGAGTGGACTGTTGACACGACATTATTTTCTAATATTTCGAAATTGATGGAAGAGGTCTTTCCATTTACTATATCTCTCAGTGGGGGAGCTACGTATGAGAAAGGTAGCACTCAAACGATAAGTCTTTCTTGGGACTATGATCGGGATATCATGTCCCAATCTATTAATCGAGAAACAATGGCGGTTGATGTGCGTACAAAGCAATATGAAGGTATTGTTACTGATACAACTTATACTTTGTCGGCTATATTTGACGGACAAACTTATACGAAATCGACTTCTGTAGAATTTAGATTGAAAAAGTATTATGGGGTCTCTGTTCATGAATCACTAACTAATGAAGATATATTGCTTTTACCTAGTTTATGGGCTGAACGTACACAAACTCCTACTGTATTTGATTGTTCAGGCGGCAAGTTTCCTTATTACATTTTGCCTACATCCATGGTATCTGATATTCAGTTTTGGATTGGAGGATTACGCAATTCTGATTGGATAGAAGAGGTTCGGGAGATAACTAATGCTTATGGATATACGGAGAGTTATACAATATTTAGGTTAAACAGCATCCAAACAGGGGTGTTAAATATAGAAGTAAAATAATGGCAATATTAAGTAACGGTAAGTTTTATGGCTTCCTTTGTTCTGTTAAAGAAACCGGGCAGAAATTAGCAAATGGAGTGAAAGAATATGTGGAAGATTTTGTGTCAGGATTTGCCGGGCATGGGTGGAAGATATGGGAATATGTTAAAGGCAAATGGATGCTGGAAATAGACTCAATTCGTGTTCGTGGACAGTTTACTGTTTTTGAAATGCTGATCAGTAAAGTGAGGGCTATTATTGGTGCACAAGCTATAACGCAAGGTTGTGGGAAGATAAAGACTGCTGAATTATCAGAAGATGGAACTGCTTATCTTATCACGCTGGAAGATGCTGATATGAGTTTTATGGAACATGATTTTATCCGTTGCCAAGAGTTTACCGGAAGTCAGAAGGTTTATCATGTAGAGATAGAATCAGTAGCAGATGGAATAATTCGAGTTCCTTTATCTGAGTTTGATTTGGATGAAGAGGGGATAGTACTGAATCCACCGGCTCCGGGAGATGATATTGTGCAATTCGGTAACTCGCAGAATAAAGCTCGTCAATCTGCTATCTACCTTCATGCGGATGAGACAGGACAACCAGCTATTGATGTAATGTTTGATATCAATGGCAAGAACTGGGACGGTAAAGTGAAAATCCGTGTCGGCGGTGATATCCCTGACAGTGGAGGTTTGAAAGGTTTCTACTGTGAAAACGGCATGATTAAAGGAACTGACTCAAACGGGCACACAGTATATTGTATCTATCCTGACGGTACAGCTGAATTTGGTGACAACTCCGCAAAGTTCTGTACTGACAAGTCTGGATATATTGCTGGTGGCGCAATCTCTTGGGTATGGAATGCGGAGAAGAAAAAGTGTGTATGTACCATGAAGGATGTTGTTCTAACTTGGGATAATTTGTCAGATGAAGCGAAAGAGAATTTGAAAGGTGAACCAGGTAAAGATGGGACGGATGGAAAAGATGGCGATCCTGGTAAGGATGGACAAGATGCTAATCTTTTACCGTGGATTGAGGAATGGAATGGATATGCTACAGAACTAGGTGAAGGGTATATCGTTACTCCCAAGTTGTTTTCAGGCACAAAGGCCATTGATGAAAATGGTAAGGTATGGCTGACAGGAATAGCGCAAGGAAAAGATTGTCTCATGGTTGCTGATGGGACAACGCGGACGGGAATATTCGCTTTGGTTAACAATGAAATTGTGTTTGAGCTTGACCCGATAAATAGGAAATATAAATTTTCTGGTGAGGTGAATGCTGATTCCGGGACTTTTAATGGGATTATAAATGCTAATTCTGGGACTATCGGCGGTTTTAATATATCAGGCGGGTGTATAGGTTCTGTAATTACCGCAGGCGGCGGTGAATATAATGGAGGGAATCTTTCTTTGCTTGACGATCTTATTCGTGTAGGAAACAAGGATAGTTATTCGTTATTAGGAAGTAATACAATTCCTGCTTCAGCGGGTGGAATTTACACTTCAACATGTAGGATCGTTAACAATAATGTAAATAAAGAATACGGAGGCGTGAATTATGGTATGATGATAAATGTAAGTGGTGCGGAAAAAAATTATGGAATTTCATCAAATGCGCCAATCTTATCAAATGCGTGCATTAGTACGAAAGTTGCCACTTATATTCATTGGGAAAATGGCGCACGTGAAAACGATATGGATTTATCAAGATATAGTGTTTTTTTACTTGGATCTAATGGCAGGATGAGTTTAGAACTCCCGAGCGAGAGTACAGTCGCAAGCATGTTTAAATTATCGTCACTTCCTGTTGATTTTTCATTAATGTTTACCCTTCATATAAGACCTTGGTCGTATGACATAACAATTAATAACGTATATGATTGGAATGCGAATTTGATAAATGTAACAATGGTTAAAGGAGATACTCTCACGCTTCTTATTAGTAAATATGATGGATTTCGGTACGATGTACTAAACAGGCAAGATTAGTAGAGTATATATGGAATTAAACGACTGGCTAACTATACTCGGGGCTTTAGGAGGCTTGGAAGCAATCAAGTGGATAGTTAACTTCTACGTTAATCGGAAGACTGACGCAAGGAAAGAGGATGCGGCGGCAGATGCAGCAGAGAATGAGAATGAACGTAATCAAGTTGCTTGGTTGGAGGAACGTATTGCTCAACGGGATGCAAAGATTGATGCTATTTATGTTGAGTTACGAGAGGAGCAATCTGCTCATTTGGAAGATATACATAAAAGATATGTGGCAGAATTGCAACTTAAAGAAGCAGAATTGAGTAGATGCGATTTATGGGAATGTCTGAAAAGGATTCCACCCAAATTTAAAAATAAAATCAAGGAGGAACAACTATGAGAATATTGATTGATAACGGACATGGTGAGAATACTCCCGGCAAGCGCTCGCCAGATGGAAAATTGAGAGAATGGGAATATACAAGAAGGATTGCTGATATGGTAATAATTGGATTACGAAATAAAGGGATAGATGCGGAAAGGATCGTTAAAGAAATGGTAGATATACCTTTATCTGTCCGATGTAGGCGTGCAAATACGATTTATAGAGAAACCGGAGGTAATGCTATATTAGTTTCTATTCATTGTAATGCCGCAGGGATGGGTTCGGATTGGTTGTCTGCACATGGATGGAGTGTATTTGTATCCAACAATGCTTCGATAAATAGTAAGAATCTGGCTGTATGCTTGGCTGAAACGGCCATTAAGAAAGGTCTTTTTGTTCGTCAACCAGTTTCTGGGCAACTATTCTGGATGCAAAATCTGGCTATATGTCGGGATACACTTTGCCCGGCCATATTGACAGAGAATTTTTTTCAGGACAACAAGGAGGATGTTGAATTTCTATTATCCGATGAAGGCAAGCAAAAGGTAGCGCAAATTCATATAGACGGAATTATAGATTACTTGAAAAAAGATAGAGGATGAAGTGGCTTCTATGTATATTCATCTCCCTTATTACCTTAGGAGGATGGCTAAGCTCTTGTAGAACCCAATATATCCCCGTTGAGACGATAAAAACGGAATATCGGACTCGTGACAGTATCCGGTATGACAGTATTTACCATCGTGACAGTGTGTATATGACTGTGAAAGGAGACACGGTATACTTATATAAATATAAGTATCTATATAAGTATCAGTATATCAACAAAACAGATACTTTAATAAAGACTGACTCCATACCTATTCCTTATCCGATAGAGAAGCAGCTATCTAAATGGCAGAAGTTTAAACTGGACTTTGGAGGTGCTGCCATGCTGATAGTGATTATGATTGTGATAGTAATATTGAAAAACTTAAAAATGTAATAAATGATGAGTGAAGAATTGAAGGGAACAAATATATATGCTCCTATTGTTCCGGGCACTGACGAGGATAAATATCCAACCCATTACAGTAAGTATGGGAAAGGTGGGTTCAAATGCGTGCGTACTATTGTGGAAAGAGATGCCATTCCGGTAAACAGGTTGGAAGTTCCGACTTTATGCTATGTATTTGACGAAGATCTCTTTTTTGTTTGGGATGGAACGAACTGGAACGATAAAGAAATGGGAGGAGTTGATGTAGGTTTACAGCGTAATGTACGTGTTGTGAATAATCTTGATAGTAAAAATGTTACAGCAAGTAAGGGGGAACCATGTCTCTTGAAATTTACATTTGTCAGTCAGGAACGTTATAGTTCGAAAGAACCTTATGAAAATACTGGTGAGCAGGGACTTTGTCAGATCTCTGTACGTAAATCTAATAGCTCGGAATATGAAGTGGTAAAGATGATTTATGTAAAATCTGATACTCCTCTTAGTGTGGATGTTTCTGAGTTTCTAACCTCCGGGACTAATAATGTAATGATAAAAGTGACAGGGGAAATAACGGAAGTGACGACGCCTGCATTTGTGTATACAGTGCAGCTGACGGCTTTATCTATCAGTGCTGATAACTTCAAGTGGTGGACAGCCTACAATGGAGATATTCTTTTCAACTTGAATATTGGCGGAAATATATCAAAAACTCTGTATATTACGGTTAGAGGAACAGATTATAATGCGTCGTATGAAATACCGATAGGTACGGGAGTGTATATTGAAACATCCTATAACTATTCTATCCCGCATCCGGGAAAGACTGGAGTGTTTAATGTGGCAGCTTATGTTGCCAATTCGGACGGAAGCATAAAAACCAGAACAGTTTCTTTTAATATTATCTGTGCCATCGCAGGTGAACAGGCTAAACTGATTGCAATAAATAATGTGTTGGCCAAAGGAATGAACTGGTCTGAAAATACCTTGTTCGAATATACAATGTATGATGGTGACAATGTTAACACTTCAGCATTATTTGTCGTTCGAAAAGATCAGGAAGGTGTATATGAATCTGATGAGAACAGTATCACTTGTTCCGCAAAACATGTTTTTTCCCTTTCTCTTGAGATAGAAACAATGGATAACTCTGCATTTGATATTGTTGTTTATGTGAAAGATGGGGATAAAGATTTGACGGAACCTATCACTTATCAGGTGGATAACTCTTCCGGATATTCGGCTGTGTCAGGAGCGGTGTTCTATCTGAATCCGAAAACACGCAGTAATAGTCAGGCAAACCGTCAACAAGTGATTAATGAAATTGACGGTTCTGAAGTTCAGGCTGTTTGGAGTGGAGTGAACTGGGGGAATGATTGTTGGACAACCAATGCGGATGGAGCGAAAGTTCTCCGGTTGATGGCAGGTTCTTTATTGACTATAGACCGGCACCCTTTTGCGGCGGAATGCGCACGTAAGGGGAAAACAGTGGAAATAGATTATAAAGTGGATAATGTAACAGATTATTCAGCTCCCATAATAACTATATCTTCTGCATCGGGAGATTCTTTTATCGGTTTGAATATTTATGCCGACGATATTATTATGCATACCCAATCTTTAAAGGATGATAGTGTGCAAAGTCTGCATACTTTTGAGGGAAAGCGCACGCGATTAACGCTAACTGTTTTACCTACGGCTTATGGAAATCCTGGATTTAATCTTTGTATTCTGTATGTTAACGGAAGAAAGAACCGGGAATTCACATACGAAGATAATGATTATTTTGCTCAACCGGGGGCTATTGTGATCGGTTCTGAATATGCCGATGTGGATATTTATGGTATCCGTGAATATGAATCGGGATTGACGTCACAAGGTGTATTGACGAATTATATCAACTGGTTGTCTGATACAACGGAAAAAGCCAGAGTGAAAGCTTTTAATGATATTCTTGATTCTAACGGATCGGAAATTGATTTTAATAATACTAAAGATCAGTTTAACTGTCTGATTTTCGATAATACAATTCCTTACATGCTTGACCAGACTCAACGTACCGGAACATTGGAAGTGTTGTTCTATGACCATCCTGAATGGAACGTTTCTATTTCTAATGTGGCAGCGAAAGGACAGGGAACATCTTCTATGAAATATTATCTGTGGAATACGCGGTATCAGCTGGATAAAACACAGTCTGTGATAACCTTTGCCGACGGAACTACCGGCTCCAAAAAGTGGCAGATGGTACCTTGGATTCCTGCCGGACAGAAGTTTACGGCAAAGAAGAATTATGCTTCTTCCATGCAATCGCACAAAATAGGCTCTGTCAACTCTTATGAAGATTTATACAGGGAAATGGGATTGCTGAATGAAGCTATGCAAACGGATGTATACAAGGATGCCCAAATTGCTGTTTTTCAAATGCCTTTCATTTGTTTTGAAAAGTCTGTGAATGATGACGGGGATACTGTGTATACATTTAAAGGATTGTATACATTCGGACCTGATAAAGGTGATAAATATACATTTGGTCATGATACGGATTTATTTCCGGGAATGATATCTATTGAAGGTGCGGATAACTCGCCACTTTGTACATTGTTCCGCGTGCCCTGGAATCCTGACAAACCGTATATTGTTTACAATGAAGATGAAGAGGCATTTCAGTATAATGGTGCAAATTCATGGGACTTTGGTGCCGGAACCATAGAAAATATCTCAAAGTTTATTCCAGCATATAATATTGTTTATCAATGTTCTCCACGAATTCAACCTTTTAATGGCACTTTGACAGATTTGAATGCACAACTTGCAGATTACAAAAATCAACCTTATGAATTTTGGATTGCAAAGCCTGGTGATGTAAATCAATATAATGTTTATTATTTTGAATCAGCAGAAGGAATATTCATACCATCTGATATAGGTGGAGGACCTATCAATCTGGTTTCTCAGCTTGTGGATAAAGGATATGGATTGGTGAATGCAGACTTGACTGGAAAAACGAATGAGGAATTGAATACACTTTTTGTAAATGCACGTATTTCCAAATTCCGCCAGGAAGCTCCGGAGTATTGGCATATACAAGATACCCTTACTTTTATGAATAGTGTGGAGTTTAATGCGGGTACTGACGAGCGAGCAAAGAATACGTATCCATACTCTTTCGGTTTGGATAATTCTAAATTCAGATGGCGTGTGGATGATGCTGATACCCGGTTTGACACAACAAATCGTGGTTTGCCGGAGAAATCGTATAGTGTGGAAACGCACGATGTTGATGATACCGGAGCGTCAATATGGAATGGTGAAACGAATAATTTCTTCAATTTGATGGAATTGGCTTTTGTGGAAGAAAAGATTACCAATATGCGTTTGATGATGACATCTATGCAGTCACTGGCCGGATTGAAGAGTGGTAGTGATCTTGAAAAGATTTATGCATTTTATAAAAAATATTTTTTCAATCAGGCACAGGAATACTTCCCGTCAAATGCTTTTAATGCAGATGCCAGAATTTCATACGAAAATGGAAAACTTGCTTATATTGCGGGAACTTACTCGAATGATACAGACCCTATTACTCAATCACTTGGTGATCATTATGTTGCGGAACAGCGCTGGGTGACGAAGCGTATACTTTATATGATGTCAAAATATAGCTTTGGACTGTTTTCTGCGAATGGTTCCGATACCATCACTGTCCGTGCTGCAGGAAATACCATTAAATATGAACTTACGCCTGCTATGGATATGTATCCGGCAATAGCTAATGGTACGAGCATCATTAAGGGAGCGCGTACGAAAGCGGGGGAAGTGTGTGTGATGGAGATAGAATTATCTGGTTCCGGTGACCAACAAAATGCAATACAAGGTGCGTCATATTTACAGGATATTGGTGACTGGCATAATAAAAATGTGCAAGGTTCTATGATTATTCAGGGACGTATGCTTCGTGATATTCGTTTGGGAAGTAAAACAGAACCGATTGTGATATCTATCACTTCTCTGACATTATCTAATTGTACATCTCTGCAACGATTGCTTCTATCCAATATTTCCACATTAGCTGGTACACTGAATCTTTCCGGATGTACTCATTTGCAGGAAGTTCATGCGGATGGAACATCTCTAGTACAAATAATTCTTCCAAAAGGTGGAGGGCTTCGCACAGTAGAGTTTAGCGCCTATAATCAATATTTGTCTTTGATGAATTATCCGCTTATGACAAACGAAGGAGTTGGAGTTGCTTTATGTAAGGGTATTGTCACAGACTTCTTTATTACAGGTTGTCCAATGATTAAACCTATGCAACTATTGGTTGACATGATGGATGCGCAGCTTGAACAGGGAGACCAACATCGATTGAAGCGTATTAGAGCTGTTGGGTTTAATGAAACATATAATGACTCTAGTGTGTTGGATAAACTAGCTATATTGGCTGATGGAACGTATGAAGGACTTAGTGCTGAAGGTATTGCAGGAGAAGATGAACTCCCTGTTCTTGATGGTGCTTTAAATGTTTATGCTAATGCTTACGAAGATTCTATTGAAACTCTCCGAAGTACATTCTCTAAGCTTACTTTGAACGTGATAGGTGAGTATTATATCCGATTTAAGGATCCTATAGTGGGGAGTTATATGATTGGGAAATATGGAGATGGTGCTGGTATAACGAAGAATCAGATGGCCGGGATTTCTTTTACTCAATTTGGTAGACCTTTTAAAGGTAATACTGACATTACTTTTTTTGATGAATTTCAATATCTGACTTCATATACTGAAGCTGAAACGGAATTATTTAGTGATTGTAGTAATTTAAAATCTATAGTGTTACCTAAGTCTCTTACAACATTAAATCATAGTGCCTTTAAGGGCTGCGATTTGAGATCATTTGTACTATCGAAGAATATTACATTTATTTCTCAGGCTGTTTTTCAGAATAATACTAATCTTACGAATTTTATATTTGAAGAAAGAACAGAACCTTTAAATTTGAGATGGAATATTTGGGCAGGATGTACTTCTTTGAAAGAAATTAGTTTACCTGATGTAGCTATTCTAGACGGTAATTCCGGAGGCATGTTTGATGGCTGTACTTCTTTGGAAAAGGTACATATATCAGAAGGCTTTAATATGATCGGAGACTATTCTTTTAGGAATTGCATTTTGTTGACAGAGGTAAATATACCTTCTAATATTACAAAAATAGGTCGTGGTGCTTTTCAGAAGTCAGGTATTGAACATATCGTTCTTCCAGATAAGCCTGGTATAATCATAGATGGTGGAGCATTTGACCAATGTTCTAATTTAAAAGAAATCTTTATTCCAGAAGGTTATGATATAAGTATAGCATCAGGATTATTAAGTTCTTGCGAAGCTTTGATAGAAGTGACAATTGGAGAGGGAGTTACTACAATACCGTCAAGTTGTTTTAATAGGTGTATTGCTTTGAAAAAGGTTATATTACCATCTACTATATCTATGATCCAAACGAATATATTATTTAATGATTATTCAATGGAAACCCTTGTTGTTAAGGCTATAGCACCTCCAACAGTAGAAGGTAGTGATTTTGGATATAACTTTAGTAAAATATGTAAGATCTATGTACCTGATACTTCAGTGAGTACTTATAAAAATAATAGCTGGTGGTCTCAATATGCAAGTAGAATATATCCTTTGTCGACGTTGCCCAAAGAATAGAAATGTAGATACAAGAAAATCGCCTTGCTTTTATTAAGTGGGGCGATTATTCATTGGGCGTCGATGCACGCATTTTGATTTCCGCATCCAACACGATTGAATGATTGGGAGATGCCGGATCTTTGATTTTCTCTAAAATAAGTTCGGCAGC